TTTGGGATACCTTCTTCACGCAAGATACGAGAATCTTTGTTCCAAGAAATGCGGCGAGTCTTGCCTGAATCCAATGCACCTTTGAACACATTCAATGCATCCTGATCTTCCCAAACATCACAGTCATCAAACACTAGCACATTTTTACTGTCGCTGTATTTGTACAGTGTTGCGAACAAGCCAATGCCAGACTGTGCACCTTTGACAATGTCAAAACGAGGGCGCTTGCCTGTGATTTTGTCAAACATACTTGCTTTTTCCATTTGCAAAGAAACACCGTGCGACTTGCCGACACCCGGGGGGCCTGACACAATCATAGCACGAATGTCACCCGCGATACATGCACGAGACATTTCATCAAGCACTGCAAATCGTGAGCCAATACGATTCATGGCATCTTCTTCAGTCTCTTTGACTGTTTCAACTTTTTCTGACACTTGTTCACCATTCAAAAATTGAATATCTTCAATGCTATTGACTAGCACTTTGGGAGTAGCAATGTTATTTGCAAACTGACCCTCGTTTTTGACAGTCACATAGCTGCCTTTTTTGCTTGTTTGAAACCCTTTGACAAGAGTAAACACTTGATCAACTACTGGCTGATTACGATAAGAACCTGAAACGATACGAATTGTAGACATGTACTAACTCCTGTAATTAACTGTTTAAGATTCTATTATACACCCAAACTGATTTAATGTCAAATTTGAGTGTATCTCTTTTACTTACTTTTGTTTAGAAAAGCGCACATGCGCAGTCTTAGAGTAGTGAATATCATAAGATGTGTCACCAGTTTGAACTACGAAAAGTTCTTTTTTACCACAGCTAATGTTAGTTGGGCCGATCCAAACTGCTTTAGTCAATACTGGGATGTGCAGGCCCTGAAAGTACTTTTCAAAAACAACATTAGTTACTTGGCCTTCGCACGTTGGCATCTGAGAAAAAACAGTGTTGTTAGCATTGAGCAAAGTCTTGATTTCTTTAAGAGACATTTTCATATAATACCTTTTTTAACTGATTAAGACTCTATTATATACCCAAAGTGATTAAATGTCAACCTTTCTTAACTGGGACACAAACAAAACTTTTCTCAAATTTGAGAATTTGTTGGATAGTCTTGTCAATATCAGCGTTACGCTGGCCTGGTGCGTTCATACGGGTTGCATAAATTTCATACAATGCATTTTGACAAGAGGGCATATCAGCGTAAGTGCCCATGAACACAAAATTAGCAATGTAAAGCAAATTGTACATTTTAGGCTTTCAGAATGTCAGTGATGCGTTTGTGGATCATATCCATTTCATCTTGCATCACATAGAAGTCAGTAGTCGGGTCATAGTAGGCACCTTCTTTGGTGTCGTAATACAACACTCGGCCTGAAAAGTTAAATGGTCCTTCAAGCCCTTTGCGAGGACCATACTTAGTACGCATGTCATCCATTTGAAACTTGTCAGCGATAACTTTGTAACCCATTTAGAACTCCTACTGTTTGACTGTTTAAGATTCTATTATAGCACTAAGCCCATTTAATGTCAAATTTAAGACACATGATAAATGACTCCCTGATTAGTGAATACTTTAGTAAAGCCCTGAGCGGTCCAATCACTTTCAAGCAAGCGCAAATTCTTGCGATCTTTTACAATAGCTTTGTGAACTTTGACCCGGATCCACTTTTTGCAATTTGTAATAGTAACTTCTTCGCAAGAGTAGACTAATTCAAGGGCCAATTTAACACGTTCGGCCTTCAGTTTTTGCGAATCAGTGTGCAAACTAGCATTGACTGCACTTTTCATACTAGCGTCACGAGCAGCGAACCATGCAAAGTTACCAGCAGATTTGTGTTCAGTTTCTATAGTAATCATGATTTGCCCTTTAGTTGACTGTTTAAGATTCTATTATATACCCAAAACGATTTATTGTCAACCTTTAGTTGCTCCAGTACGATTCGCTAGCTGGGTTGCAAGACCAAGGAGTGTCACGGTCAATTTGGACATCTTTGCCAGTCATCAAATTCTTGACGGTAACCATAGTAGGAAAGTATTCAAAACGGAACCGGGATTGAGCAGGATACAATTGAATTAGTGTCTCGATAGCCGTCTTCATGCCCAAGTCGTCTTGATCTTTACAAACTTGAGTACGAACCAAACGCTCACCAGACTTGATACGCTTGTCTGCTTTGTAAATGTACATTGTGTAGTCTTGCTTAGTCATTTTGAGTCCTTTAGTTAACTGTCTATGTAATGATTATATACCCAAAACGATTTAATGTCAACCTTTTAAAACATGATTTTCCATTTGTGAATCTTGAAAAAACTGATGCCATCACGCTTCAAAAAAACACTAACAGCATCAAATTTGATTGTTTCTTGTTCAAACATGTAGTCCCAAATATGCTTTAGTTCATTGTCCTTGTTGACGGTCATGCTATAACTACGGTTCAAATCATCTTTCAACCAATACTCTGTATACTTTCTAACCTTGCGATTGACTGCAAACTTCTTGACGGGTTTCAATAGTTGAACTTTAGCAATTGCAGATACTGATTCAAATTTAGTATTCAATCCCATAAACATTTCGTCTAAAGAAATGTCATGCTCATAAAATTCAGGAAGACGATACACCAAGGGCATAATTTCTTCTTTAAAAATTCTACCGTCGCTGTGTATGAAAGTGTTTAAGTCTTTTCTAAATTTAGACAGTGGTTCATCACGCAATACAAGAACCATGATTTTCTTACTGTAATAATCACGAATCTGATTTGCTCTAACTCTGTCTGCCGGAGTCAATGCTTCAAACAAGATGTTGTCTGTTAATGATGATGGGCGAGGAGCATCAGGGTCTTTTCTGATTCTATCCCAAGCAACGCTTAATGCTAGCAAGTCTTCTTTGACACTAAAATTTTGATATTTTATAGTATTAAAGTCGACCGTATCCCAATTCCAAGGTGATATCAATGAGTCAATTTGATATGTATCATTAGTCATAGTTGAATTATCCAATTGTTATATCTTCCATTCCTGCCGCTCTCAAGCGAACTATATGTCCTAACATGAAGTTCTTTGATTCTAGACCCTTCATGACCCCAAGCCAACGATTTCGCAACAACGCTACTTCGTTAATTAACACTTCCATGTCAATTACTTCATCTTCACCTTCTGCGTATTTTTCAGCATCACGGCTTGTCAATGCTCTATTATACGCTTCTAGATATTTTTGAAAATGAGTTCGGCGAATTTTCTTTAGTTTGATATTTAAAAAATTAAGCACCGCTTCAATCTCTTGTAGTTGATTAAAGCGGTGCTCTGTAATACCAGGTAAACCAGCAATGTTTCTTTCAACATTGCCGTATATTTTTACCTCTTTTTTAGCATCATTCAGTTCACCATCACAGTGCTGAATGAAATCTGGAATCACTGCTAAGTTAGCCGATATCCGAGTGTACCAATTCATTAGTCGTAACTTTCATCTTCATCGTCATCATATTCTTCGTATTCTTCTTCTTGGAAATGCTGTTCAGCATAACCCTTCAAAGCCTTTGTGATATCTTTATCCTTAAAAGAATCTTTGATATCATCAACTTCATAGTTGTTATCCATTAAGAAGTTTACTAAGGTATCTGCTGCATCACTGCGGTCATTGAAATCAATATGCTCACGCAATACGTCCCAAACTTCAGATATCAAATTTAAACTCATTCTGCAACTCCTTCGGAGTCCTCTACTTCAGTAAGTGTCGGAGCGATTGCTTTGTTCTTTTCTGTAAACTCAGACATAACTAAATCAAAGATACCGTCCGTGTTCTTATTCCACTCTTTGCGGAAGTACTTGTGTACAACACCGTTCAAGTCAATATAAGTATAACGATTACCTTCTTTAGCAATCATGCCTTTCTTTTCAAGCAAGTCAAAGAAACCAGAGTAAGGACTCATACCTGATTCATATGGAATGTGCAATTGAATATCTTCAAAAGGTTTCGCATAACGAGTCTTCATGATTTTGCAACCAGCACGAATACCAAGTACTTCGCTTACCTTGTTACCGTCTTCGTCTTCTTTCAGCTTGAGTTTCTTCATAGCTACAACGATAGAACTTGCATAGATAAAGCCTGCACCACCAGAGATTTTGTCATCTGGGTTATACGGGTCTTGTGAAGCATATGAGTGATTAGTCGCAACTAAACCAATGTTCAAGCTACCGATCATGTTAACACAGTTACGAACAAGTGCTGTTAGTGCTTTAGGTTTACGACCCATGTCACCCTTCATCTCGCCTGCTTCAAACTGATTCACGTCAGTTGGGGTCAACAACATACCAAGTGAGTCAATAACAAACATAACTTTTGGACGATCATCAGAAGGTAGAGTTTTGTATTCTTTCACAAAGTCGCTGATAACTTTAGCAACATCATCAATCATTGCCATGTTGAGTTTCAACATTTTGTCATCAGTAGTCTTAACACCCAATGCATGAAGCCATGCTTCATCCAAGGCGTTTTCTGTATCAATCAGAATCACATAGATACCTTGATCTTGTGCGTTCTTAATCAAATTACCTGAACAGATAAATGATTTACCTGCCCCTGATTCACCTGCAAACACTGTTACCTTACCTAGAGGAACACCTTTGTTAAAGTCTCCTGAGATAAGATAATTGAG